CGAATACTTGACTGATCTTAGGCTTCTTAAATCGAGCTTAAGTAATCATAAGGGTATTTATCGAGGAATCCTGTTTCAAGTTGATAGGGGCAAAACTTTTGCTAGGTCTTTTAAAGAGTTTGTTGGGCATGCCTTTCACGGAACCGGTTACTTACAAGAATCTAATTTAAGAAAATACCATCGCGAAAATAACTCCGTTAATATAAAAAACAAAAGTGGTATAGTCTTTAATGAAGAGTATCACGCTAAAGACGAAGGTGATCCTCAGTATTACTTAGATCTTTTATTTAAAGCTTCCAGTAAAGTAGGTTTAGACCTAAATATTTACGGAGCAGGCCTTACCGACGGCTCTTCAAAAGACTAAGATTTTTCTTGACTTTTATGCGCTCTCATGGTATCATGGGTTTTCATGTTACCTTTATTTAAGACTCATTACAGCGTAGGAAAAAGTCTACTAACATTAAAGCCTGCGAAAGATCCTACTACTGAAAAAATAGGTGCCACGAGTTTGGTTGATATATGTGCAGAGAACAATCTCTCCACTGTTACATTAGTTGAAGATTCATTAATTGGTTTTCTTGAGGCTAAAAAACAATTTGACGCTATTAATGTTAATTTAGTTTTCGGGCTTCGCCTTTCTCTTTGTACTGATATGAGTCATGCTCCAGCAAAAGGAGACCCTTTAACCGATCATAAGATCATAGTATTTGCTAAAAATGGAGAAGGTTGTTTACTGTTAAATAAGCTTTACAGTTTTGCTCAAACTAAGGGTTTCGGTAGAATAGACTCTGAAGGTTTAAAATCTTTCTATAATGAAAGCTTGCTCCTTATAGCAATCCCCTTTTATGATTCTTTTTTATTTAATAATGCGTTTGTTTATAATTCCTGTTGTTTACTAGATCATTCTTTTTTTTCTCCTCTTTTATTTTTAGAAAACAATCTGCTACCTTTTGATCTTACTCAAAGAGAAATGGTAACTTCTTATAGCTCTAAATACAGTTTAGAGACATTAGAGACCAAAAGCGTATACTATGAAAATCGTTCTGATTTTGAAGCTTACCAAACATATAAATGTATTTGTAGTAGAACTCCCGGCAGGTCTAAAACTTTAGATATGCCGAATCTAGATCATTGTGGCAGCCCAGAATTTTGTTTTGAAAGTTACTTAGACCATGAAAGCTCTTAAATATTCAGACATATCTCTAGTTCCAGAGTATAGCGAAGTCCATAGTAGGGCTGATTGTGATACTTCAGTGCAGATTAGCCACCATAAGTTTAAGTTGCCCATCATACCAGCAAATATGAAGTCAGTGATTGACTTAAATATAGCCCGATGGATGAGTAAAAATGATTACTTTTATATTATGCATCGCTTTGGTACGTCTTTAGCCGATGACGTGGGCCTAGCAAACTCAGAAGACTGGAAAACTATATCCTTTAGTACGGGAGCCAAACTTAAAGATAAGCTTAACATAACAAAGATTTCAAAAAACTCAAATCTCAGGGTTGATTTTATAACTATTGACATTGCTCATGGATATTGTGAACGCATGAAGAGAATGATTTCTCATGTCAAAGAGCACTTACCTAACACTATCATTATTGCGGGGAATGTTACTACCCCTGATGCGGTAGTAGCGCTTTCTAACTGGGGGGCTGACATAGTTAAGGTCGGAATAGGGCAAGGTTCTCCTTGCACAACTAAAGACAAAACAGGCTTTACTATGCCTATGTTCACTGCGGTAAGGAACTGCGGAGATTGTTATAAATCCCGTGAAGACTTTGATCGCGCTAAGAAAATACCTATCATTGCGGATGGAGGAGTAAAGTGTAATGGGGATATAGCAAAAGCTTTGGTGGCTGGAGCTGACTTAATTATGGCAGGAGGCTTATTCGCTTCCTGTACAGATAGTCCTGCGGTTTTCAGTTCTGTAAATGACATTCCCCACAAAGCATACTTTGGTTCTGCTAGCTTGGAAAACAAAGGTCATTCTAATAATATAGAAGGTAAACTTACGAACATTCCATCAAATAATATGACTTATGCTCAAAAGCTTGCGGAAGTACAGCAAGATATTCAAAGCTCTATTAGTTATGGAGGAGGAAAAGACTTGCGACGCCTTAAAGATGTTAAATATTTTGAATTATGATGGATCACCTTCTTAGATTTAAAACATCACAAAAGTATCTATTTTTTGATTTTGAAACATGCGGTCTTAATTTAGGGTCTTTGCGTAATAAGCCTTGGCAGCTTGCGTTTCTTACTGTAGAAAATGGAAAAATTGAAGAAAAATGCAATTATTGGCTTAAGTGGGAAGGTATTAATGTCTCGGAAGGTGCGGCCAAAGTCACAGGGTGGACTCAGAAAAAATATGATCAAAAAGCCGTAGACCCAACAGTTCCTTTATCCCATTTTGAAGAGTATCTGTACAACCCAGACTATATTATAGTGGGCCATAATATTTTAGGTTTTGATGTTTATCTTCACGGAATATACAGGCGCCTCCTAAACCTTAAGCCAGATTACTCTTATTTAAATCGTTGCGTTGATACTTTATGCTTGTCCCGAGGCGTTAATAATGACATTAAATCTCCCGATAATGATTTATTGAAATGGCAATATAAAATGATTTCTTTAAGAAAGTCTAAAGGTCGCAATCGTCTTATCGATCTGTGCAAGAAGTACGAGATCCGATTTGATGATAAAAAGCTACATGACGCCCTTTATGATATAGAAAAAAATTATGAGGTATTTAAAAAACTTATTTGGAATATAGAAGTATAATTAAATGCAGATTTTTCTAACTTATTTTGAGTGCCTTCAAGCATGTCAGGTCGGATTAACCCGCCACTTAGAGTCCTGCCTTAGTTCTCGCAAAGCTCGTTTTCCAGAAACAAAAGCAGATGAGCTACTATTGCACCACCAGCATGGAGCTTTAGCTGAAATGGCTTATAGTAAACTCACTTCTCAATATTGGGGTTATCATGTGAATCACTTTCATGCTGCTGACTTAGGCTCTAAAACCGAAGTACGTTGGTCAGAAAGGTCCGACTTAAAAGTACGCCCTGATGATAATAATATTATAGTGGTATCTATGTCTGGAAAATTAAGTGATTGTCTTGACAAAAAGTTTCCATTCGTATATAATGGTTGGATAAATTCTGAAGAAGCTAAACAAGAAAAATGGAAAAGAGATTTTAATAACGCAGGAAAGCCTGCTTATTTTGTCCCCCACAATGAATTAAATAAGGGAATCCCTAATGAAAGATAAATTTACCGAACACTTTACTCCTTACTCTGACTTTTCTCCTCCCGGAGTTCGGCTTCCTGAAATTGATGTGGAAGATAAGTATTATTCTGATTTAAAAGTTGACTCCTCTATTTCTAATTTAGAGTTTTTGTCTCATTTATGTGAGAAAGGTATCAAAGACAAAGGGTTAAACAAGAGTGATTCTTTTTCCATTTACAAAGATCGCTTAAGCATGGAGCTTAAAGTTTTGAGTGACCTTGGTTTTGTAGATTATGTTTTATTAAATTGGGACATTTTAAATTTCTGCCACGTTAATGACATACCTACCGGTCCCGGTCGAGGTTCAGCAGCCGGATCTTTAGTACTTTTCTTGATCGATGTTACAAAGGTTGACCCAGTGAAATATGAATTATTTTTTGAGCGATTCGTAAGCAAGAGCCGAGCGAAGAAAACAGAAAAAGATGGCATTACATATTTAGACGGGAGCTTACTTGCAGACGTGGATAATGATATCTCTTATGAGAGGCGTCATGAAGTGATTGAGTATATAGATAAAAAGTACCCCGGAAGGACAGCTAAAATACTAACACTTAATACGTTAAGCGGAAAGTTGTGCGTAAAAGAATGCGGTAAGATTGTTGGTAATCTTAGTGAGTCCGAAGTTAATTTAATTAGTGATTGTATACCTAAGCGCTTTGGCAAGGTAGCGCCACTAGCAGAAGCTGCGGTAGAGAGTGAAAAATTCGCAGAGTGGGCCGTCAATAATGTAGATATTTATGAAATTTCATTAAAGCTTGAAGGGCTTAACAAAAACACTGGAGTGCATCCTTCAGGAATAGCTATTTCTCATCAAAAAATAGATAGCATATGCCCTGTCCAATTAACCAATGAAGGAGCATTGGTTACAGGATATGACATGAATTGGGTTGCCGAGCTAATGGTTAAGTTTGATATCTTAGGGTTGAGAACTTTGAGCGTTATTTATGATGTTTGCTCTCAATTAAATGTAAATATAGATGATGTAGACCCTAATGACCCTTTCATTTATGAAAATTTTAAAAACTTAAATCAAGCTCAAGGTCTTTTCCAAATAGAAGCTTATACTAATTTTTCTGTATGTAGAAAGATTAAGCCCAGAAACCTAGAGGAACTTAGCGCTGTTGTGGCGCTAGCGAGGCCGGGAGCCTTAGAGTTCGTGAATGAATATTCCACTTATGTAGAGACAGGAAATTTTCAAAGCCAACATGAAATTTTTGACGATGTCCTTTCTTATACTGGGGGTATACCCTTGTATCAAGAACAGCTTATGAAAATGGCAGTTAAAGTAGGTTTTGATCTTGATGAAGCCGAACAGTTACGCCGTATAGTTGGTAAGAAAAAAATTGATCAAATGCCAATATGGAAATCCAAAATTAATGAAAAAGTATCTACCGAAAACTTAGATCCTGAAGCTGGTGAGATTTTATGGAAAGTGGCTGAAGATAGCGCTAACTATTCTTTTAACAAATCGCATAGCTTAGCTTATGCTACTTTAGCCGCATGGACCGCTTATTTTAAATTTAAATACCCTCAACAGTTCTTTATATCTTTATTGCGAATGGCTAAATATGAACCATCTCCCCATGAGGAAATAAGTCGAATTTGTCAAGAGCTACCTCATTTTAATATTTCTCTATTAGCGCCTGACCTTTCTAGATCTAACATGGATTTCTCTATAGAAGGTAAGGATATTCGCTTTGGCCTTAACAGTATAAAAGGCGTCAGCGAGAAATCACTCCAATCGCTTAGGTCTTTTAGGGACAGTAATAACCCTAACAAATATGATATATTTTTATCAGCCAAACAAGCGGGTCTTAATATCGGCATTCTATCTTCTTTAATTCAAGCTGGGGCTCTATCAGCTTACAAAACTCGCAGGTCTCGTTTAGTTCTTG